GCACCAATTACTATTGATGAACCAACATATGAGACAGTAGAATTAGAGATACAAGAAATTGAAATAAATGAGATTGAGGTTGAGGTAGCTGAAATTGAAATGGAGATAGAAGCTGAACTTGAAATGCCTGAGCCTGTAGAAGAAACCCCTGAAGAGATGCAAGATGAACCTGTTGAAGAAACTAATAATGAGTCTGATAACGATCTACAAGAAGAGACAGAGAACAAAGAAAGCATTTCTGAGGCTGAGGAGAATGAGGACAAATCAAGCGATATGGAAGAAACGGAAGATAAAGATCAAGACAATAAGGTAGAGCCAAAAGAAAATAAAAAGGAAGAAGCCGCAAAAAAGATTGTCAAAAAAATGGGAGACAAAGGTAAGTATGACTCAGCAAATCAAACTAAAACTTTAATTGTAATGCAAGTCTTAGGAAATAGTAAAACATTTTTTGATAGCCAAAAACAATTACAAGACACAGTAGGATTTTTTACAGATAAAACTTTACCTGATGCAGTTATAAATGATAATGATTTAGCAAGTTACTTTTTGTTTGTAGGAAGTGATGGATTAATGAATGAAATGATAGAGAGTCAATGGCAGAACTAGAATTTGCTGGTCTAAAATTTAAAGGCGGAAAGATAGTAGTTATTATTACTGCTCTTACTACTTTGCTTGGTGGTGCTTGGGGTGGCTTTGAATTTTACAAAGATTATCTTGATATGAAAGAAAAAATACAAAGTTATTCAGCACCAGACTTATCAGGATTTGATAAAAGACTAGAACTTGTTACACAAAAGTCTGATGTTCTACAGCAAGAAATATCTATGATAATTCAAGAAGTACAGCTTGTTTCTGATGTAGCTAACGAACTTAAAAATGATCTAAGGCAAGATGTAAGAAGAATTGAAAGAATAGTTAATGATGTTGAGCAAATGATTAAGGAAGATCAAAGACAAAATAGTGAGGACTTAAAATATACCATGAGGGACATTGAGGAACGCATGGAAGTATTGTCGGATAAGTTGGAAAAAAATATGAATGAACTAGAAGAAAAAATAGAAAAAAGAATAAAACTTGCATTAGAAAATCCTCTTAGTCAAATGAATGGTTAAAAGAATAGATACAGGTAAATCTATCTTTGATAAAGTAAAGAAAAGAACAAGTATTGGTGCTTCATCAAGGTCTAAACCAAAAAACAAACACAAATTGAAGTCTTGGAAAAAATATAATAGACAAGGTTAATGTGGTTTGTTCATACGATTATTTGTATTTATAATATATCTATAGTGCCTTTTTGTGCCTATGATGGCAAACTGCCTATTAAGTTTGAAGATTTAAAATCTTGCGATATTTTTATTGATGATATAATTGAAACTATAAATGAAGATTTAATAGAGAAAGAAATCGGTTTACTTATGAAGTGCATGAAAGATTATGAGCAAATTAACACCTAAAACAACCAAAGAACATATTCTACACATTTACAACAAACTAGATTTGTTAGAAAACAATCATTTGAAACATATGCAAAGAGACATAGACCGACTCAATTATATTTTATGGGCGATAGGGTTTATGGTTGCAACTCAATTTGTGAGTTGGGTTTTGCGAATGTTTGGCTGATGGACGATAAAGAGTGGGACGAACTCAAACTTATTCAAGAAAAACTTCACGAAGCTCTTGATAAAGGTTATCCGCCCTTAGGGACAGGCGGACCTCATAACCCTAAAGGTGCAAAGAAAATAGTAGAAGAAGTAACGCAAATCCCTAGAACTACACTTCAAAGAAAAATAGATAAGATAGAAAAACTAGCTTTAGATAGTTCTCATTGGAGAATAGAATGGGAAAGATATAAAGAAGTAAAACCTCAGATAGTAATAGAAGAATATAAAAAACCCATAATAAGAATACCAGCACAAAGAACAACATTTAGCGACCCAACAAAAGTTTTTGTAATACCTGATGCTCATGTTTCCCCTGAGCAAGACCTTGAAAGATTTTATTGGATAGGGAGACAAATAAAAGAATACAACCCAGATCATCTTGTTTGTATAGGCGATTTTTGTAGTTTTGATAGTTGCTCTACATTTGATAAGAACCATACTGTAAAGGGTCAAAAGAAACCACCAATACTAGCTGATATAAATGCTACTAGAGATGCTTTAGAATTATTGTATGAGGGTATGGGAGATGTAAAGCCTATAAAACACTATTGTTTAGGCAACCATGAACAAAGATTATACAGATACGAAAACGAAAACAAAGAAGTTGTAGGTGCTTTTTCTCAGCAATATGAAAGAATGTTTATGTCAAAAGGTTGGGGTATCTCAGCATATGGAGAGTTTCATTTTATAAAAGGTGTTGCTTTTGTTCATGTCCCTTTATCGGAGATAGGTAGAGAGATTGGGGGAAAGATGGCTGAAGCAAGTCAAGTTTCAAATGGTGCAACGCATGATATAGTTTTTGGTCATAGTCATAGAGAAAGATCATGGAGAGCATCAAAGCTGGGTAGAGGTAATTATGTTAAGATTGTGAATGTTGGGACTTGTATGGACTATGGTCATGTTGAAAGTTATGCTAAGAATAGTGCAAATGGTTGGAGTTATGGAGTAAGTCAGTTGTTGTTGGCTGATGGTCATGTTCAGGGACATAACTTTATCTCTATGCTTGAACTAAAGGAGAAATATGAAAGAAAAAAAGACGAAAGACCCAATAGTAACCGAACTGATGAACCAACTAGCTGATAGGTCAAATAGAGGTATTTTGAAGTATAAGAATACTATGAAGTCAGCCAGAATGAATAAGATACAAGCCATAGAAAATAGTATAGAAGAATTATTAGATGCGGCTGTATATTTAAAAAAAGCTGTTCATGAATTAAAACAAGAAGATGAAGAAATATATTTAGGTATAGGGGGAACAAGATGAATTTAGAACAAGTTAAAGAACACATAAAAGAAGAAGAGGGTTTTTCAAATAAAGTTTACTTAGACCATCTAGGCTATGGCACAATAGGTTATGGTCATTTGGTAAAACCTTTAGATAACTTTGTTGAGGGTAAAGTTTATGATAATAAAGAATTAGAAAGACTTTTTGAGTATGATTTTCAGATTGCTTATCAAGATGCTGTTAGTCTTGCAAAGAGTAATAATGTTGACTCTTATGAATGTGTTGAAATCTTGATACATATGTGCTTTCAAATGGGTAAACCAAAAGTAAGTAAATTTAAGAAGATGTTTGAAGCATTAGGTAAAAAAGATTATGATAGTGCGGCAAACGAAATGTTAGATAGTTTATGGGCAAAAAAACATACACCAGCGAGAGCCGAGAGATTGGCGAAGAGAATGAGAGAATTGACCTGAGAAAGTGTAAGAAAAGAATTACGACTTTTGAAGAGAAAACTTATGTGAATGAAATGCGTAAAAAATATCAACATGATGATCTTAGAACTAAAATGATGAAAATAAGTAAACAATTACAGGAAGAGGGTAAAATATATGGTGCTAGGTAAAATATTTGGTGGAGACACAATAAAAACAATTTCAAATGTAGTAGATGATCTTCATTTCTCAGGGGAAGAAAAAGAAAAATTAAAACTACAAATGAAAGAGATTGAGGCAAAACTACAAGAAAAACAAATGGCTATAAATTTAGCTGACTCACAAAGTCAAGCTGGAGGTATAAGTGGTTTTTTACAAAGAGCTTGGCGGCCATTGATAGGATTTTCCTGTGCTTTAGCAATTTTTTGGGAGTTTGTATTAAGTAAATTTATTTTATTTATTTGTGGTTTATTCCAATACGAAGTGCTAAACATTCCTCAGCTTGATATGGGGACTTTAATGCCTCTTGTCATGTCTTTATTAGGAATGGGCGCTTTGCGCACATTTGAAAAAACTAAAGGAGTTGCGAAATGAAAGAAAGAATAGAAAAATGGTGGGACTCATTTGTAAGTTTAAAATGGTGGGTTCAAGCGATTATTATTGTATTGATAACAATCGGAGTACATAATTATATTCTACATTAGAGGTAAATATGAAACTAACGAAGAAACAAAAAAAATTACCTATGGCTTTGCAAAAGGCTATTATGAAGAGTAAAAAGAAGAAGAAAAAGAAAAGGGGGTAATTATGCCATATCATTATGGAAAAGGCTCTCATTCAAAGGGAATGAAGAAAAAGGGCAAGAAGAATAAAAAGAAAAAGAAAAAGAAATAGTGGTTAAGGTAGCTTCAATAAAAAATATTATTAAGAACCTTAGTCCAAGACAACAAAAGACCATGCGTTCTCATGCAAGACATCATAGCTTGAAACACATGAGAAGCATGGCAAGACTTATGGGTGGAAGAAGAAAACTATCGTTCACAGCCGCACATAGAATAGCACAAAGACGAGTAGGGACATGAGTGGAATTACAACAACATCAACACTTGCAGTTTTGATTGATAAAAGACCTATGCGTAAGAGACGAAGAAGTGCAAAAAAAAGAAGAAAAAAGAAAAAGCGAAAATAGAATAGTCCTAGATAATAAAAGCTATTATTTACACAAAATCAGTTGGTTTGATATTATTGGCGATAGCACCATTGGTAGTATGGAAGAATTTACAAAAATGAAACCTGTTGAGATTATTACTTACGCATTTATTTTTAAGAAAGATAAGAACAATTTATATACTTTTGCTAGTTACAGCCTTGATGGTGGATTTGGAGACAGAAATGTTATACCTCTTGGGGTTGTAAAGGATTTTTGTCAGATTTGATCTTGGCATCAGGGAACAAAGCCAGAACACCCTCTAAAAGGCTCTTATTTGACTCTACAGAGCCATATAGCACATAGTGTGGGGTATGGAACAAATTAGACACTTTTAACCAATTTTGCTGTGTTTCTGATAACTTTCCTTTCTCAGCTTTGATCTCAAGATAAACCATACGACCCTTAGGAAACTCAAGTATTAGGTCAGGAACACCAGATTTTAGTCCCATTCTTACTAATTTGTTTAAAAACCACACTTT